TACCTGCTTGTATAAGAAGACAGGAAGCAATGGATGACTTAATAGACCTAAAACTAAGTAAGTCTGATTATCACTATGTATCATTAAAAGACAAATACAAAGAACTATGAAAAATAAACCAAATGTGCTAGAAGGAATAATATTGTTTCTAGCGTTTTCAATAACACTAGCTATGCTAATTTATGGCATCGTATTAAAATTAGTAGAATAATTTTGGTAGTGTCAAAAATAATCAATAGATTTGAACAATAAATAAATTATTAATATAAACAATAAACAAAATGAAATTAATTACAAACAAAATGAACGTTAATGTAGTAGACATGAATCCTAGATTAGCAGAACAAATTTTATCTTTAAATGTTAAAAACAGAAAGATGACTAAATTAAACTTATCATCAACAGTTTATAAGATGAAGACAGGTAAGTGGCATGAAAACGGAGAGTCTATAATAATCGGTTCTGACGGTGTCTTAAAAGATGGTCAACATAGGTTAGAAGCTACTATAAAAGCAAATCATTCATGGAAAGCTGTATTAGTCACAGGAGTTAACTCTAATGTTATGAGTTCTATAGATACTGGAAGGAACAGAAGTGCCTCAGATGTTCTAGCGTTAAATGGGTATAGTTATGGTACATTAAAGGCATCTACTTCTAAATTAATACTTATGAATAGATATTCTGCCGATGGTGCTAAACAAACAAATATTTGCAATCAATCTGTACTTGATTATGTTTCCGCTAATAATGATAAGCTAAATGAAATTATATCTATAATATTTCCTCTATACTCTAAGCAGAATAATAAAGTTTTTCCTTCTGGATTCTTGTGTTTTATGTTTAACAAACTGATGGAGAAGAACACAAAACATATTAGTATAGATACTGCTGAGAACTTCTTCAAGATGTTGTGTGGTGTTGTAGTTAATGAAGGTTCTGCTGCATGTTGGGTTAGAAACACAGTTATAAGAAATAAGAAAAAAGGTAATAAACTTCAAAATAAGTGGCTCTATAATGCTGTTGTTAAATCTTGGAATATTTATTTAGATGGAGATATACCAGTAAAGTCTATTAGAGTGTCTATAGATAAGCTAGAACAACCTAAACAACTAGTATACTAATTATGAGTCTAAAGAAGAAACATACAACTAAAGAGAGGTTTAAGATTATAGAAAGTGCTATAACGTCAATATACGTTGCCACTAACAAACTTAACCGAAAAGTAGAAGAGATAGAAAAACAATTAGAAACCTTAATACCAAAAGAAGATGAATAAGTGTAGAGAATGTTCAAGTGATTTAATATGGGGAGGAGACCACACCTATGAAGATTACGGATGTGAAGGAGAAGGTATAGTATCTAACTACTCATGTAGCAATCAAGACTGCCCAACTGAACTAATATTAACATACATTAAAATAAATTAAGATGAATAAATTTGAACTAATACCAACAGACAAGAAAGACCATTACAGATTCTTCATCAATGGAGTAGATGTAACAGGAGAACAAGAAAGAAGTACCTTTAGACACATAATAGGTGTGATAGATAATGGTATAACTACAGGACTATAATGTCTGATAAGTATAAACTTAGATTAATGCACATCATAGGATGCATAAAGAACAATTATATCTCCGAGATGGAAGGATACAATTCCATTCTTAAACTCATAAGAGACTCGGAGAATGACATAGAAACAATAACTATAGATGTATAAGACAAGTTGGTCAGATAACCACCTTAAACAACTAAAAGACATAACTAACCATAAAGTAATATATGATGGTTATGAGTTTGTATGGATGTCTAAATTAGATGGTAATTGGAATAGACACTATGTAAGAAACTTTACCAACTACAATAAACCTATGTCTTGGATACATATTAGTATCTATAAATGGAACAAAGAATATAAGAATAGATATTCAAAGTACCTAGAAGATATGAGAAGAAGTCTAGAGATAGATATCCGTATACAAGAGATAAGTAGAGTAGCTAATATAAAGACTAAACAAAAGATACAAGAAATACTAAACCTAAAGCCAGATATAAACAATAAAGATATATCAGACATATTAGGAGTAACTATAAGAACAGTAGAAAGACATAGAAAATGATAGAACAAGTAACAGTAAAGAAATATTATTATAAAGATAAAGTAAGATATATCTACAATAATATAGAATATCAAATAAACTATCAAACATCTATAGAAGATGAGATGAGTTTAATAGACTTTATTAATATGTGTTATAATATGTTCGTAAAAGAAAAGTGTCGTATGTTTTCAAAAATGTGCGACAACTTTTTTTTGACAAGTGTTGTAAACCAGTAAGTTACAAAATGTAAAATTAACCCTATAGAACTACTTTTTTCTATTTTTTCAGATTCGAATATCCAGTTTTTATTGAAAAGATATTTTGTTGAATTCATAACATTGGGCAACTTACATCCAGAATAACCCATATTACGTCTATTTTAAGCTATCCTAATAATTTGCTGGTATATTGGTATTATTTTGCTGTAAAAGTCGCTTAGATGTACGATTTTTATGGTGTTTACCCTACATTCATGTACTATATTTGAGCTACAATAAGTTAAAGAATTATTGCATAAAAAAAAGCTACTAAAATAGTAGCTTAATTTATATTGATATGTAGGTATTTTTATTTCAATATTAAAATATTATTTAGATATGATATACTTTTATTATTTAAAAAAGTACGTAAATTTATAGCATTACAATTTTGTATTTTTTGCATGGTAGAAACTATATCGTCTATAGTTACTACATGTGGCGCTTCAAATATAGTTTTGTTAATTTTAACCTTATTTAGTTCTGGCGCAAATTTGTGACGTTCTAATCTAATATTTTTAGTACTAATTATTTTATTTATTACTACTTTTTTTTCTAGTAGTTCAGCCAAACTAATTATTTCTTTTTGGAAGTTATGCTTCAATAGTATTTTAGAGTCTATATTTTTAAGTTTTAATCTACTTGAATAGTAATACTTTATTTTTATTTCTTTGGCGTTATTCAAATGTGTGTTAAAATCACCCATCAAGTTAACATTTGTATTTTTTATTTCCTTATTAATATAATCTAATTTTTCGGATATTGTTTGCATGTTTTTATAGTTGAATAGTTAAATTTTTTAAATTTGGTTTAATAATTTCTACTAATTTAAAAGTATCATATTTTAACCTGTAACGTGTTAAATCATTGGTAAAAATATATTCTTTGATATTGTTATTTTCTACATTAAAACAAAGGAAGCATTTTTTTGTTCTACTTAATTTTAATAATAAGGTTAAAGATATTTTATAAGTACTTTTCATGCTATTGCTTTTTTAATGCGTTTATACTATTACTTAAATAATTTGCCGTGAATAATCGTTGATTTTTTACGAAATTATTGTTTGCGTAAAAATAATGTGCTTGGCCTATAATTTCGGCGTTAATTAGTTCCTTTTCAAAATACCAATTTTGAGGTAACATGTCCCTTTGTATATTACAAACAATGCTTTCCTCAGTAATAGAGTAGCCTAAATTGTAGTTAATGTGTGTATAATCATGCCACGCACGAAAATAATGGTTTATTTTTTCTTTGCCGAAAATTGTATTTTTGCTTTCACCTTTCCAAACATAAATTTTTCCCGTTTCTTTATAAATTTGTTTATTCATTTCAAAAGTACCTACAATATCGTTACTATCAAATGTATCAACATCCGTTAATATGAATGTGTCTTTGTGTGCTTTAAACCATAGTTTTATAAATTGGTTTAGTTTCTTACTAAAAGGAATTTTTTTCGCTTGCTTGCTTGCTAAAAATAGATATTTGCTTTTCATGTTTTTAAGGTTTATTAGTTATTATATAAATTTTTCATAAATTCTATGCCGTCGAAATAACTTTGAGTCCTTGCTTCATGGTATACCTTGCTTAATTTACTAGCTAAACTATAAAGTTTATTTTCTAACAATTCACGGTGTAAAATTGTGAATTTTTCGTTTAATACTTGAATTTCTGTTTTTGTTTGTTGCATTGTATAAAGTTTTAATTGTTAATTGCATAAGATGCACCCTTTGCGCATTCTTTTAAAAGTTGATTTGCTTTTTTCAATACTTGTTTGAATTGTTTCATGTTATTTATTTTTAATATTATTATAAAGGTTTATTAATTCGCTTAATTCTGCAAAGGTCATTTCGTCAATTTCCTTACTTGTATACATTTTACTAATTTCTGGGTGATTTTTAATCATTTCCCAAGGGTTTGAATTATTCATTTTATTTAATTTTAAAGTTAATATTATTTTTACCAACAAAACCCCGTATAAACTAGTATTATACAGGGTTTTATACATTTTCTTTAAAAATGCTAAATTTTAGTTGTTTCAGTCCCTAAATTGCTTTTATTTACGTTTACGCCTATAGCAAAAAAGTTATAAAAAGAGTGCTAATCACCCGACCAAGTTTTTAAGGAAACAGTAAAAGGAAAACTTGTAAACCAATTACAAAGCAAATCTACAAAAGTTTTTTTAATAAACAACAAAAAAAGTATAAAAAAGTTACAAAAACAGCTTTTTTAACGTTTCAAAGGTATTTTCAAAAATATAGCTTTGTAGTATAAAAGTTAACAAAAGGTACATGCACGCATCTACAAAAAATATTTTAATCTACCAAATTTTTATACAAAAAAAATGCGATTTTGCTCGTATTCTACGAACTCAAATAGTTCCTTGTACTTATACATTTTTTAAAATTGGATGCCTTAAAACGCCTAAAAAGTACCTTAAAACGGATGCAAAAATATTTTAATGAATTTAACAAATTTTAACATAAAAGATTTTTTTATATCAAATAATTTTCCTATTTGTGAAAATTCTAACAATATTTTAACCACTACAAAAAATATTTTAATTTACCAAATTATTTTGTTATTTATAATGAGTCTAAATAAGCTATTTAGAATTGTTCTAAGTAAGAAAAATACCCCCATCATATTAAACATACCCCATCATATTAAACATAGTGAGTTACCCCTTCATAACAAAGACGGAATAAAAATAAGAAAGGAGCAACAAAATTAATTGTTACCCCTCCATATTAAACGCACCCCTTTATATTAAACGCTCTATCTTATTGTATAAATTCCTTTGTTTTTACTTGTAGCTAATCTCATCAAAGCATATCTTATCGCATCACAAAAGTGATTAAACTTATCTATTGGTCTTACACCTTTCTCATGCCATACATAGTTGTTAAACTCCCTTACAACACCTTTACTTCTTGGGTCTACTATTATTTCATAGTCCTGCATAAGTGCTATACCAGATAGTATACTACCACTCTTCTTTACAGCAGGTTGTATGTTTAATCCTTTCTTCTTTAGTTCTTTTATAAGTCTAGGTTCTGATGAGTCACAAACTATCAAGTCTAAACCACACTCAGCTCTATTCATATTTGCTATATCTGATGTAGAAAGCCCTGTCTTGCCATAAATCTCCTTTACATAGACTCTATTGTTAAAATCATCTACAGAAATCTTTACAAGTGTTGTAGGGTCTTCAGAGAACCCAAAATCCTGTCCGTAGATAGTCTTTTCTGTCTGTATGTAGTCCCCAACCTTCCAATTTCTTATAATTGTTCCTTCTGCCTTAGCTAACCATCCTCCTAGTATCTGGTGTTGGTATTTATCTGGTCTTCTAGCCTTCATCTCTAATACTCTACTAAGAAATGAGTCTGATAGGTTATCTTTGTTGTCTTTATACGTTGTATGGATGTAAGTTGTGTCTCCTTTAACTCCATTATAACCTGCGTCAACAATATTGCCTAAAAAGAACCTCTGGTATATCCAATGCTCTTTTGTAGTTGGGTTTAGTATCAAAATAACCATGTTTTGCTTGTTTTGAGACCTTATAGAGAAATCTATCTTATCAAATGTACCTTCATCATCAAGTTCCTCTGCTTCATCGACTACAAACGTTGTAATTCCGTTCAAAGACTTTAGTGCAGCTGTCTGATTACCACTAGATGTCCTTATACCCTTAAATATAATCGAAGAACCTGTCTGTAGGTTAGTTATCTCATCCTTAGTTATCCTAAAGTGAGCATTTACTCCCATCATATCAATCTTCTCTACAAATTCTGGTATAATAGATGTATTGGCTGATGCCATTGTATAACGAGTAAACAATATCTTGTGTCCACTTTCGTATGTAAGGTTTAGTAGGAATACGTTTATACCAAAAGACTTACCACTACCTCTACCTCCTGTAATAACATTGTATCTTGTCTTGCTTTGGAATAAAGGTATGTACTTGTCATGTAAGTTTATGCTATTCTTCATCTTCTGGTGTTACATCTATAATATCTTCTGGTGCAGGAGGTTGGTGTCCATAGAAATTTATAACAGGTGTTGCAGATTTCTGTGTAGCATTACCAAACCCATCCTTAGGTTTACCATAGACATACTCTAGTAATAGTTTTCTATCGTTATGGTTTTTCTTAGCCTCTTCTGCTAGACTCATCCAGAAGTCTTGTTCAGAACCAAACACCTTTTTAATGGCTTTGACTCCGAACTCCTTCATCCTTTCCCTCTTAGCTTTGTTTATAGCTGCTGTAGTAGGTTTAACAACATCTAACTGACCTTTCTTCCTTTTGTTATACTTCCTACCATCAGTAGGTTTAATCTCATTTGATTTAGCCATAAGTTTAATCTTAATACTATAACGATATGTTTAGGTTTTGTTTACAACTAAGCGTTTTGTAACTTATTACCCCACACATCGTTAAACTGTTTTTGAGTTATTTCTTCAAAAGAATTCATAAAATCATCTGTAACATTCTTGTGAGTGTAGACTTCGCTACAGGTTTCTTTATTCCATACCCATCTACCAAATCTTGCAACATTGCCAAAAACTTCACAAATTACATCAGACTTATCTTTATGTCTATAATACTTTACCATATCATTTAATATTACCAGCACATTCCATCCATTGATGTACTGCATTGTATTACCTCGCATCTATCTTTTGACTTCCAAGCCCAAGACTTCATTCTTAATGTCATCATCTCGTGCATCTCGTCTATCCTATCTTCTGGAATAACATCTGCTAACTCGTGTATCTTATTTCTATCTAATTCATCAAGCTTTCTATCTATTCTTTCATTTATTCTCCTAACCCTTTCGGAGTTTTTGTTTTCTATTCTTTCTCTTTCTCTTTTCTTATCATCAAAGAATAAGTCATAAACATTTCTAAACCTAACAAAGCTCTCGTAGTAAATGTCTATCTTTCTTAATGCGTGAAATATAGATGACCTATTCCTTTTTACTCCCATATCTTCAAACCATTCGGAAATCATTCTGTCATTCATTCCGTTTATATCACACATTACCTTATAGAACAATGCTCTAAAGTATGCTTGTTCTTGATACCTTGATGTACTTGTTAAATCTAATCCTGTTATTTGTACAAATTTATCAGCTAATTGTTTAGCTGCTTCTACGTTGTATGTTCTAAGTTTTCCCATTGTTATCTCTGTTTTGTATTTTTTCGTATTCTTTCCATATTTTAATATAAGCCTCTGTAAGCGACAATATCTCTGGATATGTATGCTTCCTATGTCCTAGCTCTATTGATACTCTCCATTCCCCTTTAAAAGACTTGGGGTTGACTGGGTCTGGATATATTACATATCCTTTTTTAAAGCAATGACTCTGAGCTTTGTTGTTTGTCTTATAATAATTAAATGAAGTCTTCTTCTTCTTCGCCATAGTAATAATCATCGTCTACATCGCTCTTGTAATTCAATGCTCTAAGCAAACCATCACACTCCTCGTAGCACTCATCTTCTTCTGCCTTTTCTATCCACATCTCTACATCCTTTCTAGAGTAACCTAAAAATAATAAGTCTAGACCTAGTTCATAGAAGTGGTCGGATACATCCTTGTTAAATGGCATACTACAGTTCTCCGTAAAATGTATATTGTTGTAAATCGTAATCACTCATAACATAATTCTTGTAAGCATCTGTAGCTTCCTGTAGCTTCTTTAATCCACTATCTATAAATCCTGCTGTAATAGTATAGACTCCTACATCTAAGGTTCTCTTGTCTACTACTAAGAATATAAAGTCATCTGCATCAAACAAGTCTAAGTATAAAGCAGCCTGTAAGTCGTAACTATACTTCTTAGCTGAGTATTCAAAGTCGTGTATATTGGCTGTAGTTTTTAAGTCTATGATAGTTGTGCCTTTCTTTGCATCTGCCTTACCTCTAAATGGTAATCCCATAAACTCTCCTATTGCTGGTATCTCAAACTCACATCCACTTAATAAAGCAGAAGCTTCTTCATTAGCCAATACAGCTTCAGCTATCTTTTTAGCTTTGTTAAGTTCTAGATTGGTATAAACCAAATCCTTACCTAACTCTTCAGCAGCTAACTTAAAGTTCTTACTAGCCTTAGTTCCATCTATAAATGTAAACTCATCAAGTCTATGTGGCTCTAGTACGCACAAGTGTGTTAGTCTACCGTCTCTAAGTGCTTGACTATCTGGAGAACCTTCGGTAAGTGATGCTGCGTATGCTTTAGGGGACTCTATTAATTTCTTACAGGATGATGATGACAAAGCGTGTTGACCTAAGTACCCATAGTAAAAAGAATCATCATACATCTTAGGTATAATGTCAGATACTTTGAACTCATCTCCGTTTAGCAGTTTTATTTTATTCATAATGATTGTGTTTTAAATGAACTGCAATATAGTACTATTATTTGTTAAATCAAATAAACTTTATCTTTTTTACAATTAAATCTTCTAATGAGTTTAGTGAAGGTATCCATCCCTTAGCATTATTATCTCCTCCAAAGCTATTACCTTTAACCTTAACGTCATTGTTTCTTAGGTAGTTAAGCAGGTCCAGTCTTTTAAACACATAGGCAGTCTCTACACCTTCTAAGCTTTTTAGTATGTAAACATAGTATGTTGCTTTGGATGCAATGATACCGCTATCTTCTCCCTTCTTTGTATTCTGAAACTCTATGTATAGGTTAACAGGTCTTGAGTATCTATCAGCGTAGTAGTAACCTTTAGAGTCATACTTAACCTCATAGGTAACCTCGCTACCTTTATACTTAGCTTTTATATCCCAATCGTAAAAC